ACAAAAAGAAGAACAAAAAGAAGAACAAAAAGAAGAACAAAAAGAAGAACAAAAAGAAGAACAAAAAGTTTCACGAAAAAGAAGTTTTAGTGAAATTGATGAAGAAATTAGTATTATTGATGATAATATTGTTATTACAGAACCCCCAAGAAAAAAACAGAAAAGAACTCTTGGAAAATTACCAACAATTGAACAATTAAGAACTGCTCTTAGAAGAGTTTATACTGATATGGGCCCAAGATTATATGAATCACATTATCAAGGTGGATTACAGGTTTTTCTAGAAAAACATTTTAATTTAAAAGTTATTAAAGAATATCCTCTTAAATTTCTATTATATGGAAATCATCTTGGATATAAAAAACATGGATACTATAATCATATTAATACAAAAGATGATGGTAAATTTTATAATTATTTAGATTTATATGTTGAAGGCTCCAATGGAGTTATTATAATTGAATGTAAAATTAATGAATCATATAAATTAAGTTTTAAACCAAATCTAAAATCCTTTTTAGGAAAATATAAACCATCAGAAAAAACATTTGATCAAATTCAAAGATATCATGTATTGCTAGAAGAAAATAATATTCAATATAAAGCAGTTTATTTAATGAATTTTCCGTCTAAAAAACGTTCAAAAATCCCAAATCATTATGTTAAACGAATTAAAAAAAATAAAAAAAATATATCATATAATGATTAAAATATTCTAGTAAAATTAGTTTTCTGTTTATTTAAGATTGAATTTGCAACCACAATATCAGTATTATTTTTCAATAGTTCCATTTTTTGTAAAAGATTATTTATTCTATTGTCAAATTTATTAATATGATTTTGTTTTTGTAATTTAATAATTCTATTAATCCATTTATTAGCATAATTTTGTACAATAATAATTTTATATTCTTTGCCTAAATTATTTTCTAAACTTTTTATTGAATGTCGTAAATGTATATCAGAATTATAATTAATTTCTTCATTTATATTGAAAAATTTGAATGATAACTCATTTACAAGTGTTTCATATCGTGTCGACATATTTTTTGTCATATTTAATTTTTGTTATAATTAAATAAAATCAATTTTGATTAAAATTGATTCTATTTATTAAAATATAAAGATATTTTAATATGAATATACGAAATATTATAGAAACAACAATACAAGAAAAATATATAAATATCGGTCATTTGCCAATAAATATTATCTTATCATATTTATCTGAATTTAAAGAAGTAAAATATTCTGAAATACCTGAAATATGGAAATATATTTCTCTCTTTGGTACAGGGCGAGATTATAAATTTTATAAATTAATTATATATGAATATAATATTATTTTATGGTTTGGTTCTTATAATGATTTAATTATTGAGAATAAAGATAGTTATAAAGCATTTGAATTTGCTATTCAATCATCAGTATTCAGATATTTAAAATATTACAGAAGAACTATTTTAAATGGATATAGAGATAATGCTGCTGGCTTACAAGAATATATTAATAATGAACTTGGAATTTTTATAAATTATACGTACATAAATCACTTATATAAATTTATTACAAAAAATTTATCAAAATTTTGTACAATTACTTCTTATTTTAGTTATTTACGAAATAATAAATATTTTTGTCAAAAATGTAAAGAACTTTTTGAAGAATCTCAAAGATGTGAGTGTGAGATTGAAAATTCAGATTCAGAATATAGTGATAGTGATAGTGATAGTGATAGTGATAGTTCAGTTAGTAGCAATACAGAATCTAGTTCGTCAGACTACGTAGAAGATAATGAAAATATTTTGAGTAATACAGAATCTAGTTCGTCAGACTACGTAGAAGATAATGAAAATAATGTAAATAATATTGTAAGTAATATTGATTAAATTATTATTTTATATCGTTATACTATAATATTATAATTATGGATAAAAGTTGTGATAATATAAGGAATTTTATGATAGAACCTATTATGAAAAAATTATATGACGTTGAAAGAAGATTAACTCTATTAGAAAATAAAATGGAACAAAATATTTCTATTCATAAACAAGAATCTAAAGTAAAATCAGAACAAAAAAAAAAAATAAATTCTCCTATTTTAAATAAACAAATTTCTAAAATAGCACATCCTAAACCAACAATTATGACAATAAAAAATGGATTTTTTCTAAATAACAATACTAAACTAGATGATATTAAATTAAAATGGAATTCATTAGAAGAAGTTTCGCGATATATAATTGAGGAAAAATGTTTGAGTGTTGATACTGATTGGTATCGTTCTCGTTTAACACAATCAAATTTAAAGAATAATTATATATGTATTTCTGAATTTGGTAATAAATTTCACGAAAATTGGGGAACAATGGGGACAAAACTAAAAATTACTGGTATGATGGGTAAATTTCAATGGAGATATATTCCTATTTATTACGTAAATGGTAAAGAAATCGAAGGAGAACCAAGTAAACCATCAGACATTTGGCAAAGTGAAATTATAAATTATTAAAATAGATTTACAATAATAGAAATATAAATAAAAAAATTGTATAAAATGAGTTCACGAATTTCACCATTGTGCGAACTAAATTTTATTAAAAATTTATCAAAAGATTTAATAAAATTTGTTTATTATCCTTTAGGGCAAAACTTTGAAAATGATTTTTCTCATTTTCATATTATAAAGGAAAAACGAAAATTTAAAAAACATATTTATAAAATGATTTGTCAAGAAACTAATAAAATAATAATGTATTTTGTCGAAACGTCATCTTTTTGTAGTAAAAAGAAAACAATTTCAATATATTTGAATTATACTTATATCAATTTACAACATCATTTAATATCCGATTTAGAAAATTTAGTAAATGAATTTGTAGGTATAAATTTCAACAATACTGCTAAAAATGGTATTTTAATAGGTGTAGTAGAAGCAGATTCTATATTCAAAAATTTTGCATTAAATACAACTATATCAAAATTATATAAAACACTAAAACAAAAAACATTATATTTGGCAACACAAGAGAGAACGGAGAAAAGAAAAATTTCAGGTATTAAAGAATGGTTTAAAAATTGTGTGTGTTCTGACATAAAACAAACAAAAGTTTTTTTAAATATATTGGATACAAATGAATTAATTTCATTAATTGGAAAAGAGCCGATTTGGAATGATGGGGTTAATGCCTATGTTTTAAATTTTCATGGATTGGTAAAAGAAGCATCTGTAAAAAATTCTATTTCTGTTGATAAAGATGGAAATGAATTATTCATATTTGGTAAGGTATCAAAAAATTTATATTCACTAAATATAAAGACACCAATATCATTGATTCAAGGTATGTGTATGGCAATCACCTGTATTTATAAGTAAAGATTAGAATAATAGAATTATTTTCTTGTCTATATTATTACAGATTCTATTTTTGAATTAAAATGAAGCGTATTATCAGTATTATACTAATTATATTAATAATATTTGGTGGTATATATATTTTTAGGCAATTTTCACAAAAAACATATCAAATATCTAATAAACAAATAAAATTACAACATGAAAATAAAAAGATTGATTATCTAAAAAGATTACAAAATTTTCATATTGAAGAAAAAAAGGAAAATTATCGTTTAAATAAAATTCATTATCATACAAAATTATATGATCTTTATTATTCAGGAGTTCCCGATAAGTATGATAATGATGGTAATAAAATCAAAGGCATAGAACCAAATTCAGTAAAAGTTATTAAACATTTAAGAAAAATAATAAAATATAGTCCTAAATCACAAATTGATTCGGCTAGATTGGATTTAGCTAAATTATATCATTTTGGAATGCATAAATTCAAACCTCAATTAAAAATTGCCGAAAAATTATATAAATCTATAATATTAAGTTGTAAAAACGAAGACGTGCATGTCCAAACGGAAGACTTATTAGAAAGAGTAAATAAAGATATTCGTGAAAATCATGTTTACAAATGGTTAAATTTAAAACAACCAAAAAAAAAATCGGATATTATAGGTTCGTATACGGATAATACTTATGAAAAATTGAATATAGAGCAAAATAATAATTTTGATAATCCTACCGAATTGATTAATACTGATGATATATTTGATAATATATTTGATAATACATTTCAAATAATTGAAATATTGCCTCGTCCTCAACCTATTATAGAGCAAAGAGAAACTATAAATATTCCAATAATTCCAACAATCCCACCAATTCGTAGAAATGATCCTCAAAATACACATAATTCGCAAGTTTTATCCACTGCAATAAATTCTATTAATAATCTAAAAAAAAGTACAAAAATAGAAAAAAGTTTGCCTACATCTTTAAAAGAAATTCGTAAATTTTTAAAAAATATGCCCAAAAATGATAAAAGAGATGATTCTTTAAAATCATTAAATCGTATTGAAAAAAATACTTCACCATTTACTTTTTCAGATATGAAAGAAGTAAATGTTTTAAACTTGATTTGGAATAGAATACATAGTGATGTACATAAAGATAATTTAGATACAGTAAAAGAATCTTTATATAATCAATTGGCTGATATGCAGGAACATGGATATTCTGTATGTGCGACCGGTCGTTTTACAAGATTAGTAGATACATTAAATGTTATTGATGAAGAAGTATCAATAAAACCAAGTTATGTAATAAATCAAGAAATGATGAATAAATCATCAAAGATACGAGAAAATATATTAAATACATATAGTGAAAACGAACGAAAAGAATTAGAGAAAGGAACAAGTAATAAACAAGAAGAATATGACAAAAACTTAAAAGAAAAAATAGTAAAAGAATTAAAAGAAGATTATGTAAAAACTAAAATATTAACTCAAGAAAAATTTGATAATCAAATAAATAAATGGATTAATGAAATATAAGTAAAAAAAAATTGTATCTATAATTATATATAATGTTGTTTAATTTTAATAGCAAATTCTTAACAGAAAATCCATTATGGTTAGGTGTTTTTGTATACCTCGCAATATGTTTCGTATTATATGCCACAAAACCGCAAATGTTTTTTGATGGCTCTGAACCTCGTCAATTTGGTTGTTATGGAAAAAATGAAACATTATTTCCATTTTATGTAGTTGCATTAATGGGTGGTATTATTACATATTTTATTTTTACGTTTATTAAAAAGTAAGATTAGATTAATATCCATCATTTTTTTCTTGAGCCATTAATTTATATTTTTCTTTTTCTTCTGCAGTAAATTTTTTCCAAATTTGTCCTTTTAATTTACTTAGTTCCCCAAATGATAAATCTGGATTTTCCTCTTTAATTTTTTTCTGAATAGATTTATCACTTAAAAATGCTGAGTAGGGATTAATTTTTTTATTTTTTTTATTATGTTTAAAATTATTAGAATAATTTTTCAAATCTTTCAAATAGGTTTCTGAAATATCATCATAATTAATTTGATCAAAATTTTTATCTAATTCTTTAAAAAATTCTTCAAATAGAGGTGTTATTTGTTCAATAACGTGTTTTGCAAATAAATTATTATTTTTTTTATCTTTCATTGTTAAATTAAACAATTAAAGATAAAATCAATTTTATAAAATATAATAATTTAATTATTTTCTAATACAGAAATTCTTTCTTTAAGTTGAGATATTTCTTTTTGAAATTTTTCAGTACTTTTAACGTGAGCATTAGTCAATGCTTGAATGGAACCAATTAATTGAGCAATAAGAGCATTATTATCAATAGATTTAAAATCTTCAATATGAATAAATTGACCAGACATAGTATCTACAAATCGTTTATCAGAAGTTTCTACAGCATCTGGAATTTGTTTTTCAACCTCTTGGGCAAGTGGTCCATATCTTTTTTTATCTCTTAACTTGCAAGAATTTCTATAAGTATCTTTAAATCGATATTCATATACAGGTATATTAAGAATATTATTTAAACAAGTAGAAGATGATAATAGATTTATATCTTTTTTCACTCTCTTATCAGAAATTGTTATATAAGATATACATTGAACATTTCCATTAACATCTAAATATTGAGAAGGAGAAGAAGAATTAATACCAACTAATCCTGTAGATGTTACAATCATTCTCTGAGTATTTGCGGTAATGAATTTGAGTTGATCATTATCATTACCAGCAGAATCTTCTGCTGAAATATATGTGTCTTGATCAACATCAGTAACACCCCCTAAAGTATTCCAAGCATTACCAGCACCAAAACCTTCAAATAAATTTAATTGAGAATTATATCGAATATAACCCATATGATCAGAAGATGTTGCTGTTGGTCTTTCAGCAGTTGTTCCTTTTGGAATTTTAATAGCATCAGTTTTCTCAATATGTAATGCTACGGATGGTTGTGTAACACCAATACCCATTTTTAAATTAGTATAAACATTTTGTGCTTCAACATCTCCTAATACTAATGTATCTGGAGTAAATCCCATAGACTCAGTATCAATTGTATTTGGGCCACCTGGATTATCAACTAATCCACTAAATAATTTCCATTTTTTATCAGTAGCATCACGAAATAAGCCTGTATATTCACTTTCGGAATCATATATATACATTCCAAAAAATCCGATATCAAAAGCATCACCATTATTTTCTGAAGCAAGCATAATAACAGTATCTTGAATTTTTAAATCAGTTGCGGCAGGTCCAGTATATTTTAATTCACCTTGAAGTAAAATATTACCTTCGATTAAAACTGAACCACCAACATGTAGTAAAGATTCTGGTGCTGTAATACCTGCTCCAATTCCCATATATCCAGTACTTGCTATTCCTGCGATTCTAGAATCATCAATACGGAAATCAATTTCTCTACCTTGTTTAGCATTAAGATATGTATCACCTAATGATGTTTGTCTAATAGCATATCCAAATGAATCTGTAGTATTATATGCCGCTGTTCCAAAATTTGTATGTGCAAATATAGCATCGGAATTATATTCTGATCCATTAATCCACGAACCAACTTTAACACAATTAATTCTGGCCCCATCTCCTTGATAAATTCCTTGAATATGTAATTGATCTAATGGATTTGAGACATTAATTCCACAGAATCCATTATTAAGAACTGTAAATAAATATGGTGTAGTATTACCAGATGTTGTAAAATCCGTTCTACATTGAAGACAATAATTGCCATTATTACTTACATCTACACCAGAATTAATTGACATGCCATATCCACTTTCATTCGCAATTAATACATTAGCATATCCATTGGTTATTTTAGCAGACCAACTTCCAGTATTAGTTTTATTAACATGGAATGGAACTGATGGTGATGTAGAACTAATACCAACATAACCATTTGTAGCAAATGTAATATGAGATACACCAGATGTGCTATCTCTAAATGATAAATTAACTGGATAATCAATTGTTTCTGTATCTATTAATCCTAATTCTAATGTTCCTTTAGTATATCCTGCTCCACTTGTATTAACTATGTTAGTTGCACTAGGTGCAACACCTAATTGCGTAAATAATTTATATCTATAATCACTTGAACTGGAATCTCTAAAAAGTCCGGTATATTCTGTTGAACCATCATATGGATAACTACCATAAAAGCCAATATCAGCGGTATCTGTAGCTGTATTATTTGAAGCAAGATGAATAAGAGGGTCATCGACAGTAATATTTGTTGTATTTACAGTAGTTGTTGTTCCATTAACAATAAAATCTCCATTAATGGTCATATCAGTTGAAACAACTAAAGTTCCAGAAGTTTCTCTAGCTCTAATTTCATTTGTGGCTATATGAAATGTATCTGATATTCTAATATTTCCCCCAACTTCTAATTTTTCACTTGGAACATCAATATTAATTCCCACATTGCCTGATTTTATTATAGCTTTTCGTTGATTATTTTGTAAAAATTCAATATTTTTTTCATTTGCAGAATTTATCCAGGTATGTCCATCGTTTGATTGAGATAAAGCATAAGATGTACTATTAGAAACATCTTTATGTGAAAAACTAGCATGATCTGTATGCCCTAAATAACCTATATGTGCTCTACCTAATAATGCTTTCGAATCAGTATCAGGAAATAATTCTAATGGATAAGATGGACTAGTAACTCCAATACCAATATTTCCATTATCTCTAATAATCATTCTTAAATCACCTTTTGTATACATCCATAAATGGTCTTCATCTAATATACCTAATCTTTCGGCTGTTATATAAGTATCTTGATCTATATCAACAACTCCTCCAAGAGAACCCCACGCATCTCCTGCTCCATAACCTTCATAACGTTCTAATTGACTATTATATCTAACAATACCTTTACGACCTGATGGTCTTTCCGCTGTTGTTCCAGTTGGAATTAATATACCATCAGAACTATTAACTTCTAACATAATTGTTGGAGCAATTTCATTCAATCCAATATTACCACTGCTATGAACAACCATTCTAGGAAGGCCAGATGTATAAAACCATAAAATATCTTCATCAGCATTTGTTGGTAATCTTTCTGCCAAAATATATGTATCTCTATCAGTATCTATTAAACCACTTATAGATTGCCATGCTCCATTTGAATATGTTTCAAATTGAAAGTAATCATTATTATATCTTATAAGACCATCTTTACCAGTTGGTCTTTGTGCTAATGTTCCAACTGGAACTCTGTGAGCATCTGTTTTATCAGTATCAAATGATACATCACAAGATGTAACTCCTATCCCTATAAAGTCATTAGATGTTATAGTTCCACTTACTTGTATATCTGCTCCAGGATATGTCACACCAACACCAATTTTACCATTATTGCTAAAAAAGATTTTATCTAAACCATCATCAGTTGTAAATCTTAAAAGAGTATTTGGACCATATTTTATTCTTGAATCCTCTCCCATTACTATAACACCATCATCACAATGAACAAAACCTAATTTTAAATCACCAAGATCATATCCTGAACTAGATGAAGTATCAATTGTCCCTGATGTATTAGGTTCAACTGTTAAATCTCGGAATAAATGAAACATATTACTATCAGCATGATTAATAAAAAGACCACTAAATTTAGTAACACCTACATCTACATATTGACCATAAAAACCTAAATCTTTTGTATTACCTGGATTATTCGCACCAAAACGAACTAAAGCATCAGCAATTGTGACTACTTCTGACTGAACCAATACAGTTGCCCCATCAACATATAAATTACCTCCTATACGAACATCATCTGCTACATGAAGCATTGTACCTGGGTCTTGTGTACCAATTCCAACTCTAATTAAAGAACTTTCAGAATGATTTAATATAGTTACTCCTTCTACATCATTTATTTTAAAAGATAAAGTATTTTTAGAATTGACAGCAACCTCACCTGTATTTTGTAATCTTAATCCATATGAAGCATCTTCTAATTTCAAATCATTATGAATTAAATAAGAATAATCATTACTTCCCGACCAAACTCCTAATTTTAAGTTTCCAACTCTTAAACCAGTTCCCGCTGTAGTAGTTGATATATGTAATTTTTCTGTTGGATTTGTAATTCCAATTCCAATATCATGAAATGTATTTATAAAATTATCGGATGGTCCAGCACTTAGTTCAGGAACATCATTTGTATCAAATAATTTACTTGCCCATCTTGCTGTTCCGTCTGCCGATGATGTAAAAACTCTTCCATCTGATTGATTACCATCATCAAAATTCATCCATTTAAAATAAGTATTTGGTACACGGAGTGATTTTGTAATTATTGCTGTTCCCTCTTCTCCCTGAATAACTAAACCAGCATTATTATTAATATGATCAAGAGGTATGGTACTATTTATTGAAATATGATTAAAAGTACCTTCAAATGACGTGATATGATCAATAAATTCTTTAGACATTGTTCTTATATATAAATATAAGAAGAATATAAAAAATATACAAAATATTTAAAAATAATATATAAAAGTTATATATTTAATAAAAATTATATATAATTAAAGTAATAATAAGAAAATATATAATGATTTTTGTTTATTTAATGGGTGGAATGGCTAATCAAATGTTTCAAATAGCAACAGGCATAGCTCTTGGACTTGAACATAATGATGAAGTTTTTTTTGCTATGAAAACTAACTTAGAAATTCAAGCAACATATCGTCCGGACTATAAAGATACTATATTTAGAAATTTAAAAAGAATTAATGTTCCAAATTTTTCTAAATATACAGAACGAAAATTTACTTATAAGAAAATTCCATACAAAAAGAATATGAAACTATTTGGATATTTTCAATCAGAACAATATTTTATGAAATATAAAAAGGAAGTAATCAAATTTTTTAAAGAATTTATGAAAAATTTATCTATTCAAAGAAAATTAAACAAAGTTATGTCAGAAATTAATCATAATAATATAATCTCTATTCATGTTCGAAGACAAGATTACGTTCATTTACAACACGTCCATGTACTTCAAGATAATAATTATTATAAAAAAGCTATTGATATTCTAACCAAAAAAATAGGTAAAGATTATAAATTAGTTATATTTTCTGACGATATAACATGGTGTAAAAATAATAACATATTTACAAATCATAATTGTTATTTTGTAGAAGGAAATGAAGATTATATTGATTTATATTTAATGTCAATGTGTACTCATCATATTATTGCTAATAGTTCTTTTAGTTGGTGGGGAGCTTACTTAAATGAAATAGAAGAAAAACTGGTAGTTGCTCCAGCAAAATGGTTTGGTCCTAATGGACCTAAAAAATGGAATACAGTTTATTGCTCTAATTGGTTAATTGTTTAAATTATAATAGTGATGAACAACAGATTAATTAATAATAAAATAATATATTATATTATTAAATAATGTGTGGAATATGTGCATATTTAGGAAAAAAAATGGCCTTTGGAATATTATTTCATGGATTACAAATTCTACAAAATCGTGGATATGATTCATCTGGAATTTGTACTATTATTGAAAATGATTTTGTTTTAAGCAAATTCGCAACAACTAATGATAATAGTGCTTTAGAACAATTGGAAAGTGATAAACAATTACATAAAGGAACAATTGGTATATCTCATACACGATGGGCTACTCATGGTCCAAAAACAAAAGTTAATGCTCATCCACATAATGATATGAACAATAAAATATCGTTAGTTCATAATGGAATTATTGAAAATTATAAAGAAATTTATGATAAATTAGTACAAAAAGGATATACATTTATATCGGAAACTGATACAGAAGTTATATCAAATTTAATAAGTAGTTTATTAGATGAAGGTTTTGATATGTATGATGCTATTACTAATGCTACACAAATATTAACAGGTACTTGGGCTTTAGTTATATTAAATAAAGATCATCCAAATAAACTTTATTTAGCTAAAAATGGAAGTCCATTATTAGTTGGGTTTGGGATTCATAATGATTTTGCAATAATTGCTTCTGAACAAAGTGTCTTTTCTAATCATGTAAATAGATATATTTCTTTAGATGATAAAGAAGTAATGGTTATTGTAAAAGAAGATGATATAATAAAACAATTTAATCCTGAAAAGAAAGAAACTCAAGACATAGAATTATTAAAACATAAATTAATGAAGACTATATCACAATATATATCATTATCTCCTGAGCCATATCCACATTGGACTATAAAAGAAATATATGAACAACCCCACAGTATAATTAATGCTTATAATGCTGGTGGAAGATTAGATGGAACTTCAAAAGTAAAATTAGGAGGATTAGATAGTAAATTAGAATTATTATTAAAAATACGAAATTTAATAATAATTGGTTGCGGAACATCTCTAAATGCGGGTCGTGTAGGAGCTCGTTTTATGAGACAAATGGGTTGTTTTGATACAATTCAAGTTATTGATGCATCAGAATTTGAATCATTTTATATACCGGAAAATTCTTCTAATTTTGGTATCTTATGTTTATCTCAATCGGGTGAAACAAAAGATGTAATTTCAACGGTTGATATATGTAAAGAAAAAGGAATTAGTATTTTTTCAGTTGTTAATGTTGTAGGAAGTTGTATTTCACATAAATCTGATTGTGGTGTATATTTAAATAGTGGTCGTGAAGTAGGTGTTGCAGCAACTAAATCATTTACGTCTCAGTGTTTAATATTGTCATTAATTTCAATTTGGTTTGCTCAAAATAAAGGAAAATCTATTAATATAAGAACAGAAATGATATCAAATATCAGAAACTTACATATTAATATAAATTCTGTTTTAGACCAATATCATAAATGTAAAGAAATAAGTAAAAAAATTATGAATGCTAAATCAATATTTATATTAGGAACAAAAAATACAGAAGCAATTGCTTCTGAAGGAGCATTGAAGATTAAAGAATTATCATATATACATGCAGAAGGTTATCCATCCGCAGCTTTAAAACATGGAACATTTGCTTTAATTGATGAAGGAACTCCTATAATTTTTATTAAAATGGGAAATAATTCTTCAAAAATTGAAATATCAGCTGCACAAACTATTTGTAGAGGAGCTTTAAATATTTTAATCACTGATAATGATAATTTTAATAAAGATTATTATCAACATGTTATTAAAATTCCACAAAATAATTCTTATAGTTCTATATTATCTATTATTCCATTACAAATGATAGCATATTGTTTAACAATATTAAAAAATTTAAATCCCGATCGTCCAAAAAATTTAGCCAAAACTGTAACAACTTTATAAAAATTAAAATTAAAATTAAAAGTGATTTTTTACGATATTAAAATACTAACAATCAATTAAAGTTAATAATATAAATAATATTAATAAAATGTGTATAATAACAAAACTTTATAATATTTTTAAAACATTAATCTTAATCATAATCATTTCTGGTATTTGTTATCAAATACAACATACAGCACTATTACTTTTAAATGAAGATTCTGAATGTTGTCCTTGTATGCAATTAAAAATGTTTTATGTTAATCTTGACAAATCGGCTTGTTGTGAATGTCCAAATGGATTTCATTTAAGTTTTACATTCATCGATTTTTTAGTTGAAACAATTTATGATATTAGTTCTATATTTATTAGTATTTTATTTATGTCAGCATTCGTTTATACTTTTTATCTAATTGGATTTTTTTCTTTTCGTAATTTTACATCTTTTCTAATTGCTGTTACATTATTTGGCGGTTTATCATATAACTATCAAAATCAATTTGATGGTGGATATGTAAAATTAATTGGAACTAATACTATGTATAATTTATGTGAAATGAAATGTAATATGTATGATAGTAAAAAAAAACAATATACATGTTCAGCTCGTTGTTTAAATAGATATATGACTAAAGATTATTTAGAAATATTAAATAATGTTCATGATATGAATAACAAACTTAGCGAAACTTATAAAAAAACTGTCAATGAAGTTAAATTAGGAGCAAATTCATTTATTAATAGTGTTAATGATAACTATAAAGATACTTATGATACAGTAAATACAAAATTTACAGATATGTATTCTTCTGGAGAACCATATTATAATTATGTAACAGGGACTGGTACTACAACTACTTCATATATAAAAAAAAATACAAATAATTTGTATGATTATCTTAAAAATTTATTTTAATTTTTTTTTTCTTTGGACTCATTTTTTAAAAATTTACAATATACAAAATTAAATAATGACTTAAATTCAGATGTTTCCGTATATAAATTATTTCTAGAACATAATCTTGCTGAATCGCCTTTATGAATTTTACATTCAGGTTCTTTACAATAAGGACAAATTGTAATTGTACCATCAGACCATTTATCATAACATTCATCACATAAGTAACCATCTGTATGATATTCTTTGAAACATGATACACAAAATTCTGATATTTTATAACATTTATAACATAATGAATCTGCTTCTGATTTCAAATAATAACTTTTTCTTTCTCGTATATTACATTTATGGCAATATCCATTTGGAAAATTTTCCTCTTTTATATCGGACATATATACTATAATTATTTTTTTTAATAATATAAAATCCGTAACATTTTAAATTATTAAAAAGATATATCGTTTTATAATTTTTATTTTATTATTGTATTTAGTAAATGAAAATATTACATTTAGGTTTCCATAACGGATTATTTAACGATTTACAATATGTATCAGAACAACTAGGATTAAATATCCAATATTTAAAGTTTACTGATGGTTGTACTAAAGGAGGGGCATTATATAATATTGGTCATAAAAGAGCAAGAGATGCTTGGATTAAATTTCAAAATTTTTATAATCAATTTGACTTAATTATTACATCTGATACTTGTCCTATTTCTCGAGTTTTTTTACAAAATGAATTCAAAGGTAAATTAATTATATGGATTTGTAATCGTTTTGATTATTGTGATACTTCTTCAAATGATTGTAATTTTCCAGATAATGAATATTATGAATTATTAAGAAATGCTAAAACAAATAAAAATGTAAAAATTTTTTCTTATACAAAATTTGAACATACTTATGCCAAAATAAAGAATGTAGATATTGGAAGTAAAATTATTAAACCTTGTGGTTTTATTTCAGAATTATTTAAACAAAATCAATTATCATTCAAAAATAATAACAAAATCCCTATAACTATCAATAAAAATGAAATGTATTTTGTACCACCATATCATAATGATACGATAATGATAAATTTATCAGCAATATTAACAAAACACAAAATATCAAATTATTGTGGAAAATATGGAGGTCCTAATGATTTAGTTGATTTTAAAGGAATAATACATATTCCATATGCTTGGTCTAATTTATCATTATTTGAAGCAATACAATTAGGAATAATATATTTTATTCCTAGTTTAGATTTCATTTTAGAATTATCAAGGGAAAATGAGTGGAAATTTTTTTGGAGCCCCCCATATAAAAGAAATAAATTACATGAATCAGAATGGTATTGTAAAGAAAATAAAAACTTATTTATTTACTTTTCATCTTGGAATGATTTAAAACTAAAAGTAAATAATATCGATTATAATGTTAAAAAAAACTATATTAAAAATTTTGGAATAAATCACAATAAACAAATGTTAGAGAAATGGAAGAATGCATTTAATTTTAATTAAATATTGTCAAGATTAACATTTGTTATATTAGTTGCACATAATATAAATTCAGGCAATTCACTAGCAGAATTTCCTTGAATAACCCAAGCTATATCTATTTCAAGTTGTTTTACAGCAGATAAACATGTTTTAAGTAATGTTTTTGCAATTTTGCTTGAATTAATATCAATTATTACTTCAAGTTTTTTTGTTTGAATTGATACTTTTGTTCTCAATTTTTTACAAACAATTACTGGACGAGAGAAAAAATTACTAACTAAATTTTTTGGCTTAATATTTGGTATCATTTTTAAATTTGATAAAATATTCTTTTCTGATTTGATAAAATTATGGAAATGTTTATTATTAAATTCAGAATTTGTATTAATAAAAGTAAAAAAGGAAATATATTTATCAAAAATTATTGATATAATGATTGTATAATTTGGATTAAATTTGTTTATTTCATTAATTATACATTTTTTTTGTTTATGATAATTTAATTTGTCATTTTTCTTAAAACACAAACTTTTATAAAATTTAAAATAGTGAGGTTTCTGTGAAATATATTTATTTTTAGTATCCAAATAACTTTTATCACGTATTTTAAAAGAATAATCGGAATCAGATATATCAGACCATTTTTCAGTACTCATATTATTGATTATTCATTAAGTAATATTTTAAACTTTATAAAATAAATAAAAAACTAAAAAAAATAATTTAATATCTTGTATAATCAAAAAATTTACTTGATTCACATAATTTATTGTGGGCAATTATATCAGTGACTTCCCATGGATAGATTATCCACTTATCTGCAATTTGCTTACTACAAAAATATTTAATTCTTTTATCTAAAACGCCTTTTTTTTCTTTAATTTTATTGTGTAAAACTCCTACAGCAATTTCACTTGGTTGATATTCTAATAGTTCATTTGTTACATATTGTAAAGATGAGCGAGTATCATCTAATTCATCAACAATTAGAATTTTCTTATTTTTTATCATCTTATGTTCATCACTTCCTTTCTGAATCCATTGTATTTTATTAGTTTTATCTTGTAATTTATCATTTTCATCATAATAACCGATTGTAACACATATAATTTGTTTTTTGAAAAAACTTTTTAAAATGCGAGCAGGAATAAATCCGCCAGTTCCAATAGCTATAATTACATCTGGTGAATAACCAGAATTTGAAATTACATTATATAAATTTCCTGCATCTCTATGAATATCTTCATATTTAAAATAATATTTTTCCATTATTAATTAAATTAATATAAGATTTAATCTTTAAATAAATAAAATGACAAATTTTAAGATTAGACCATTAGAAATAACTGATTATGATAAAGGATATTTAAATCTTTTATCACAATTAACTACAGTTGGCGAAATCCATAAAGATAAATTTGAAGAAAATTTTAATAAATTACCGGAATGTCATAAATTATTTGTTATTGAAGATGTTGCTAGAAATACAATTGTATCAATGGGCACATTAATAATTGAAACAAAATTTATTCATAATTGTGGTAAAGTTGGACATATTGAGGATATTGTAGTGGATAGAAATATTCGTGGAAAAGGTTTAGGAAAAATGATTGTAAATTATTTAAGTAAATTATCAAATGATTTAGGATGTTATAAATGTATATTAAATTGTACGAATGATTTAATTGAATTTTATAAAAAGTGTAATTTCAATTATAATGGTTGTGAAATGTCTTTATATTATTAGATTTTTATGAAAAATAAAATTGAAAAAAATATGATACAATTAATTTAATAATTAAAATAACTAATAAAATGAATTTTACTAGAAAATGTGTATCGAAATTTATTCGTCCTCATATGAATCAACAACTTGGGCGAAGAAGTTATATAACTTATATGCAGGAACAAAAACCGGTAAAGATTTTAAGCACTCGTATTTCTAAAATTGGACATGAAAAAACATTAAAAAAATATCTTAAAGAATTAAATAAGAATGTTTATTCAATTAAAGGATTTCAAAATGCGGAATCATTTTGGGTTCCAATGTCTACGCAAAGTGTTGCTGATTTTACTAGTAAAAGAATGATTACTATCTCTGAGTGGAAGAATCCAGAAGATTGGGAAAATTGGTTAAAATCTGAGATTAGACTTACTACAAACGAGAAATATGTAGATATTTTGGAAATGGAGGAACATTTGAAATTAGAACATATTTTACCACCACCTATTTTTTTACTTTAATTGGATGTAAAAAGTCCAGTCCACAATATTAAGAATTAAATAATATATTTATTTATAAATTTGTTAATTTACAAATATGTTATTTTATAAAATTGGTAATATAATTGGTAATATAATGTCATTTTTGTGGATAATTATATTATGGATTCCATTTATTTCTGAATATATCACTTGTAATAATGTGTCTGATATGTATAATTCTTTAACCTGGTGGTGTTGGACATTTCAAGGTATATTTTACACAAGTATGTTTTTTTATAGAAAATTAGAAGTTTTTTTACACAATATTAATTTTATTCATAAAATTAGTAATTTTTGTCCAAAAACGACTGATTATTTATTTTGTATAATTGGTATGGTATGGTTTGTTTTTTTAATGTTTTGTTGGTTATTATATAATAATCCAAGAATGATTACTGAAATGATGAATAATGATAAAAATCGTAATATTAAAATTCAACTTGGAAATATTTTAATTCATTATTATATTATTACTGGAATTTCTCTTTGGTTATTATTTGACACAAATAATATACGAAGAGATTTGAATATTTTTATCAAACAATCAAAAATACCTAAAATACGAATTGTATTAAATTGGATTATTCCAATCTTTATTTATATATCTTATTGGAAATTTCGAATAGATTTAATATTTATGAACTATGATATTGACTATATACCATATGTAGTATGTGTCATAATGTCATTCGTGACAAGTTTAATTTGTGTTCTTTCTTTTTCCAGTTTATATAAAAATATATATATAATTCGACATAAACGAATTCAAACTATTTCTAATTTGAAAATAAATAGAGATACGCAAACAATTACTTATATAGTTTGAAGTAAAAAGTATATTTTATTATGTATATAATATACATAATTAAATATGCCAAATTATAGCAATCTAATGAAATCTAGGGAAACAATAATTGAAATGTTAAATGATAGAGGTTATAATTTAACAAAATATTCAGTTGAAATAACATTAGATGAAATAAAAGAATCTTATACAAAAAATAAGATAAATCTTTCAACACAAGATGGAAAAATAAATACTATCTTTTGGGATGAACCATTAAATATCTCAAAAATAAACAATCATATAACAAAATTAAAAAAAAATAATTTAAATTTAGTACTTGTCATATTAGGACGTAATAATGTAGATGATGAAATTACAATATCACAAAAACGAAATTTAGATAGTATTTTTGGTAAAATCAATTATGAAATTTTTTATATAGATGAATTAGTATTTAATATAACTAAACACCATTATGTTCCCACTCATATTTTATTAAATGAAAAAGAATCTGAAATAATATATAATTCATATGGTAAAAATTTACCATTAATTGATAAATCAGATATAATAGTTAGATATTATGGTGGGAAAATTGGAAATATATTTAAAATTATCCGACCAAACAATTTATATTATCGAAAAGTAGAAAATATAAATTAAATTTTTTCTATTTTTTCAGTTTTTGAAATAGTATTCATATAGTTTTCTAGTTCTTTGATTCGCTTTCCAAATGAAGCACAATTTTCAATTAAATAATCAATTTGTTCTCTATTTGCTAAAGTTGATTCTTCATTTTTTTGACAAATTATTTTTAATTCTGATTCTATTTTGTATAAACAGCAATTATTATTTTGAGACATTTGTTCAAAATTTGTTTCAATTTTACTTAATGAAGCCATAATTAACTTATGATTTTTTTCATTTTGTAAACTAATAATATTATTTTTGTTATGATTACTAAAGCATGATCCCATTTATTAATATAATAATTACATAATAAAATAATTATTTTTAAGTAAAAAAGTATTTAAAAAACTAAATTTATATATGAATATATAAATAATAATGTCAAGTAATAATAATAATAATAATAATAATATAGCTATTGGTATTGATTTAGGAACAACTTATAGTTGTGTTGGTATTTGGAAAGATGGAACAGTTGAAATTATTCCAAATACAGAAGGAGAGAGAACAACTCCAAGTTATGTTTCATTCAATGAAAATGAAAGATTAATTGGTATTCCGGCAAAAAATCGTTCAACGCGAGATCCTAAAAATACAATTTTTGATGCTAAAAGATTAATTGGGCGAAAATTTAGTGACCCGCTAGTCCAAAAAGACATTAAAAATTTTCCATTCAAAGTTGTTCCAAATTCTGATGATACCCCATTAATAGAAGCTGAATATAATGGAGAATTAAAACAATTTCGTGCCGAAGAAATTAGTTCAATGGTTTTAAAATATTTAAAAAAATCTGCGGAAGATTATCTTGGGCATCCAGTAACCGATGCTGTTGTTACTGTTCCAGCATATTTTAATGATTCTCAAAGACAATCTACAAAAGATGCTGGAAAAATTGCTGGATTAAATATTCTACGAATGATTAATGAACCAACTGCTGCAGCAATAGCATACGGATTAGATAAAAAAACTGATGGAGAACGAAACGTATTAATATTCGACCTTGGTGGTAAACAAATTTTATGCAATTAAATTCTGCCTCCAAGTAAAAAAATCTGGTGAATTGCTGGAAACTCCTTAAAATTTACAATACCACAACGCAATTAGCAATAATAAACGTGAAGGTTATAAAAAATTGTAAAATTGGACAATCAGCAGCCAAGTTGTCTATGAAAATAGCAAAAGGTTCAACGACTAGATAAAGTAACCTAATCTAACTTTTAGTATGGTGAAATATCCACGAGCGCCAGAAATGAAAAATAAAATAGATTTTATCAAAATTATAATAAAATGAATGAAGAACATAGGAAAATATTAATAAAAAATATAATTTACATTCTTGATAAAAAAAAAGATGAAAAAATCAAGATTGATAGTTTAGAATGTGTCCTAAATTCTAGTAGATATTCAAATACAAAAATTGCAATATATAAATTAAAAATTAATGGTAATATAGTAAATAGGAATAATTCATATAGAATATTTTATAAGTGTATAACTTGCAATAATAATCATTTAGTTAATCTAAATAATATTGTAAGAAAGATAAATAGAAATATTTTCAGATGTCATATTTGTGCTAATAATGAATTAATAAAAACACAAGAGCATAGTAATTATATGAAAAATTATCATACTTTACCTAAAATTATTCCTAAAGAAGAAAAAAAAATTTCAATTCAATACTTAATAAATATTAGTCAAAAATCTTTTGATGAAATGGATGAAAATTTCAAAAATGCTTATTTTTCTAAACATATGACAAAAGAAGAATTTAATAGAATAAAACATTTAATAATTTCTATTAATAATGGAAAAATAAAAAATTTGAATAATTATGAATATATTTCAAATTATAAAATAAATAATCAAACTTATTTTAATCCATTTTTATATAATAAAAAGGAAGATATTTTAGAAAAAATTAGATATATTAAATATAAATGTGAAAAATGTGAATTGGAATTTATAAATAGAGATTTATGTATTCAAAAAAATAAATACAAAATATATTGTAAAGATTGTAATTTTTGTAATAAGATATTTAAAATACGGAAATCTAAAAATATTTTAAATCAAAGTTTAACCTATCAATCAAAATTAGAATTAAAATTTATTATGAATTGTAATAAAAAAGGTATAATAATAAATAATGGACCTAAAATCGAATATTTTTTTAAAAATAAATATAGAAAATATATTATAGATTTTTATATTCCTGCAAGTAAAACATTAATTGAGTTAAAAGATAATCATATATTGCATAAAAAACAAGTTGAAAATGGAATGTGGAAATCTAAAATGGATTCTGTAAATAAATTATTAAAAGATAAACAATATTCTGATTATAAATTAATATTTCCAAATGATTTAACAAATTTTATTGTAAATTTATCCAATAAATAAATTTATTTTTCATTATGATATAGTCTGACCCTATATTAAAATATAGGAAACTAGGATAAAAAACCTAGTGATAACAATGTGGGAACATTCGACACGTCAATATTAACCATCGATGATGGTGTATTTGAAGTAAAAGCAACATCTGGTGATACTCATTTAGGGGGAGAAGATTTTGATAATTTATTAGTAAATAATTTTGTTACAGAATTTTCTCATAAATGTGGTAAAAATATTAGAAAAAATGATAAAGCACTAAGACGATTAAGAACAGCGTGTGAAAAAGCAAAAAGAACATTATCATCTGGGACTACTACTTCAATTGAAATTGATTCATTATATGATGGTATTGATTTTTCATCCAAATTATCACGTGCTAAATTTGAAAATATTTGTGATAATTTATTTAAAAAATGTTTAGACCCAGTAAATAAAGTTCTTACTGATAGTGGACTATCGAAAGATCAAATTCATGATGTTGTATTGGTTGGGGGTTCGACAAGAATTCCTAAAATTCAATCTCTTCTTTCTGATTTTTTTGGTGGTAAAAGTTTATGTAAAAGTATTAATCCAGATGAAGCAGTTGCTTTTGGTGCTGCTGTCCAGGCTGGAATTTTAAATAATAATACAACAGGTGCGGATATATTATTAATTGATTGTTGTCCTTTATCTTTAGGAATTGAAACGGCAGGAGGGGTAATGACAAATTTAATTGATAGAAATACTACTATACCTACTCAAAAATCGAAAACTTTTTCTACTTATGAAGATAATCAACCGGGCGTTTTAATTCAAGTTTATGAAGGTGAAAGAAAACTTACAAGAAATAATAATAAATTAGGAACATTTGAATTAACAGGTATTCCACCAGCTCCACGTGGAATGCCACAAATTGAAGTTGAATTTTCATTAAATGCTGATGGAATTTTAAATGTTAGTGCTAAAGACAAAAAAACTGGTAAGGAAAATAGTATAGTTATTTCAAATAGAAATAATTTAAGTGATAGTGAAGTAAAAAAAATGGTTGATGATGCTAAAAAATATGAAGCAGAGGATCAAAAAATTATAGACAAATTAAATGCAAAAAATAAATTGGAAAATTATATATATGGCTTAAAAAATGCATTAACAGATGAAATGAAATCTAATCTAGAAGGAGAAGATATTGAATCAATTGAAAAAATTATTAAAGATGGTTTAGAATGGTTAGAAAATGAAGATAGATCAATTGATGATTATGAAAGTAAATATAATGAATTTGAAAATATATCTAAACCAATTTTTACTAAAATGTATCAATCACAACAATCACAACAACCAGAACAACCAGAACAAACAGAACAGCCAGAAATAGATGAAGTTGAATAAATTAAAAATATAATATTATAATATAGATAAAATGGAATTAAAAGTAGGATTTATTATAGCGTGTCTAATATTAGGTATAGTTTTCATAATTAATAGCTATTTAAGTATTTATCATATTGATGCTGTTGGTTTTAAAAAAGGAAATAGTAATGTCAAATGTATTTATGATGTTGGGCATGAATACTTACCTGATTTACAATTAAAAACTAAAACATATGATGAAATATTTACCTATATAAGACATTTTGTAGCAGGTCTCCCTATCGTAATTGCTCTTTATTCACTTTCTTGGGGTAATAAGACTAATCTTATTATTGATTTGGTTATATTATATACAATACGTATGATAGCAAATAATTTAACAGTTTTACCATCAATTAGACCTTGCGAAAAAGATGATTCAACAAAGATGAGAATTGGCGGTTGTTGCGATTTAATGTTTAGTGGTCATACTTTATCCTGTCTAATTGCTAGTTTATATATTATTTACTATGTAAATGATAATTACACAACATTATTACTACTATTTAACCTTACTAATCAATTTTTGATATTAAGTTCTCGTAGACATTACACGGATGATGTATTTTTAGCATGGTTTGTTGTACTAACAATATTTTTTCTACGAACAAATGAACCACGCAAAGTAATGACATTATTTTTTAATCAAATTATAAATTTTAATCCAGAAAAAATTATGACATTCTTATTTAAACAAGTAAAAAGAATTTTTTAATAAAATTGATATTGTTATAAATATATTAATATATGTATAATTTAGATTAACCATATAGTAATATAATGAACTTTGGAATGAATTTTCAAAAAAATTTTATTAAAAACGCATTATCTAAAATTAAATTTGATAATGCTTTTAATAAAATGAAAACTAGCAATATCATTAATAAAACTATGCTTCAAAAAAATATAAGATTATCCAATAAATATAATTGTAATATTTTTTTAAAAAGAGAGGATTTACAAACAGTAAGAAGTTTTAAAATTAGAGGGGCATATCATAAAATAATGAATTCTATAGAAACGCACAGAGAAAATAAAAATTTACCAGTAGTTACAGTTTCAGCTGGAAATCATGCACAAGGTGTCAGTTTAACTTGTAATTCATTAAATATTAAACATCATATTTTTTTACCTGAAAATACACCATTACAAAAAATTAACAGAATTAAATATTTTGGTAAAGAATATTTAACATTACATTTGCATGGACATAACTTTGATGAAAGTTTAGCTGCAGCAAATACTTTTTGTGAAAAAAATAAATCAATATTTGTTCACCCATTTGATGATCCAGATGTAATTATTGGTCAAGGAACAGTTGCTACAGAAATTTATGAAGACATAAAACCTGATATTATTATTTCTCCAATTGGAGGTGGTGGTTTAATTAGTGGCGTTGGTTTATACTCTAAATCTTTTAATAAAGATTGTAAAATATTAGGAGTAGAACCTGAAAATGCTGATTCAATGAAACAATCTATCGCAAATAATAAAATTACTACTATTTCAAATTTAGATACATTTGTTGACGGGGCAAGTGTAAAGACCGCTGGTAAAAATACATTTGAAATTTGTAAAAAAGTTGTTGATGATATATTTATTGTAGGTAATAACAAATTGTCATATAATATGATAGATATGTATCAAAATGATGGAATTATTTTAGAACCAGCTGGTGCCCTAAGCATATCTTGTTTAGATATGATTGATAAAGAAAAACTTGAAGGCAAAAATGTTGTTTGTATCCTATCTGGTGGAAATAATGATATATCACGATATCCTGTAATTATGGAAAAATCTTTATTTTATCAAGATTTAAAACATTATTTTATTGTTTCATTTGGTCAAAGACCAGGAGAATTGAAAAAATTTATAAATAATATCCTTGGAAAACATGATGACATAACTAGATTTGAATATTTAAAAAAAAATAATAAAGACTTTGGTGCTGTATTAATTGGAATAGAATTACAAGATTCTAAAGATATTAATAATATTATTGAAAAAATGGATGATATTGGTTTTCAATATACTAAAATAAATGAAGAAGATTTATTACACACTTATCTAATCTAAAAAAAAGTTCCAGTCCCAAATATTATTTTATAAAAATAAATTATTGAAATCTACTGTAAAGATTGTGCCAATGCAACATCATCCCAGAATTGATTTTGTATAAATTGTTCATGCTCAAAAAGAGATGTAGCCAATACCGAATCCAAACTTGTATCTTCTTTCGGCTTTGATTGTATTTTCATCGAATTTTCCATTGCTTGTTCCATTTCCGATTCATAATTATCGTAATAATTTCCCATCGAATTTTCCATTGCTTGTTCCATTTCCAATTCATAAGCATTATCTGGAAAATGTGTTCGTAATTGTTGATTGTGAAAATCATTTGTCATAATTGCTAATACTTCCATCATAGTATCAGATATCATATTCACAGGTGAAAAATGTTTCTTGGAATACATGATAACAATGGTATCTTTTGCTTGACCGGTTGTTTTATGAAAATCAAGAATTTTGGAAAAATCTGGTTTGTTATCACTTCCGCGTGAAATAACAATAACATCAAATGGATAAATTTGAATAAAATTATTTAAATCATTTGTATCTCCCAATTTTCCAATCTTTTTTCGTTCTCCTTCCGCAATATTCTCTTTAATATTTTTCGGGGAATCACCAGCTTTTGGGGCTAATGAATTATAGAGACACATATTATAATCTTTCTCGCTTAAACTCATTTTGTCTTAAATATGCTTAGATTGTTAATTAATAGAATCAGAATATTTGGTCGATAGTTGTATAAAGGTATAGTAAATCGATTTTAATTTTTTAAAAATTATTGATTACTAAATAATTCGTTGAATGAATTATTTAGTAATTTCATTGCACGAGCTTTTTTCTCATATTTAAATAATTTTCTATGATAAATATCAGTACTCGTAATTAATGGGGCAAATACTAAAATACAACTTATAATAACTAATAGTTCTAAATAGTTCATATTAGATTTATGGAATTAATATTAATCTTTATTTTCAATTTTAAATATTATATGTTTCTGATACAATAATTTTAGAAGGTTTTTCAAAATATGTAGGAAAATTAATAAATATCCATTTTAACATATCTTTAGAACATAATTTTGATGTTTTTTCCAATTTTTTAAAAATTTTTGAATAATGTGGTGATATTGATATTTCTTTCAAATTTGTCTGATACTTCATTAAATGAGAAGCAATTAAAAATAACAAATTTTTTTCTTCTTTTCCTATATTTTTACGGAATATTAATTTTATATTAAAATATTTCTCTTTATTTTTAATATTTTTAATATTATTATTTCTAATAATTTGTTTCAATTCTTTCTCATTTTTTGTATAAAGTTTTGACATTATGCTATTAACTCTATTATGTTTTAGAAAAAAACATTCAGTTTGACTACTATTCCTACTAAAGCCAGATCTACCAAAATCAATAATCGTAACGTTATATCCAATATTTGGAACATATATTGTCTTATCATTAATTTTAAAAATATCATATTTGTTTTGATTTTTATATTTTGTTATTAAAATATTATTGAATTGTAAATCGCGATGAATTATATTCAGTTTTTTATTCAATACGTATACACCAATTAATAATCTAATAATAATATTTTCAAACGTTTTAAAATTTTTTATTTGATTTAATTTAGTTGTTAAAGTCGTATTATATTCAATATCTTCATAATATAAACAAATTTCTGATTTATCTTTATTCATTTTATTAACAATTACTTCAAAACCATAAAATAATGGATAAAATGGTATTTTATATTTTATCATATATTTTGTTATTTTTTCTGAAGCTTTTATTTCCATTCCAATAACTGAATCATTATAAACATTCTTTCTATTTAATATTGGTATCCATTCACTATAAGTGCTATAATTTAGTTTCTTTACAATAACACCTAATTTTTTTATACGAAAAACTTTTCCTTGAACACCTTCACTTAAATATTCTAAATTTTCCTTTAATAAATATTTCTTTTCTTTCAAATTTTTTTTATATAATTTTATTCTTTTATCCATATCACTTATATTTTTAACAAATAAATTTATAATTTTTAAATTTTTATTAAATTCTACCAAAATCATCTTCAAATCGTTCAATATCATCTTCGCCTAAATATGTTCCTATTTGAACTTCAATTAATTCTACTATATCTTGTCCAATATTTTCAATACGATGTAATACAGATGTTGGAATATATACAGATTGATTTTTATTTAAAATATGATAATCATTACCAACACGAACTTTAGCTGTGCCTTTAATAATAATCCAATGTTCACTTCTTTTTTGATGACTTTGTAATGATAAGCGTTTGTTTGGATAAACTCCAATTTTTTTTACTTTATGACCAGAATGATCATTACCTTCTATGTTGATGTACCATCCCCACGGACGAATAATTTTCTCATTATGTTTTAAATTCATTTATAATTAAATAAATATATTTAATAAAATATAAAATAAATGTCTTCACAAAAAACTACTAGAAAATATAAAGTTTATTTGTATGTTTATGATTTATCATATGGGGCTATGAATAATCTATCTCCATATATATTAGGCTGTAACGTTAATGGACTTTGGCATAGTTCTATCGTTATTTATAATACAGAATGTTATTTTTCAAATCAAACTGGTATGAGTGGTTGCCGACCAGGTCGTTACAATAAAGGTATGAAACCTACTCGTAAAATATATATGGGTTTGACTGAAATCAAACCTGCTGTATTTATTGAATATATAAGAGGTATAGAGCATAGATATCGTTCAATTGATTATAGTCTTACGCGTCATAATTGTAATTCATTTTCAAATGAATTATGTCAATTTCTTTTAGGTAAGGAAATCCCTGATTACATTAAAAATATTTGTACAGAAGTTTTAAATACACCAACTGGACAAGAAATCAAACCAGTTGTTGAATTTTGTCAAGATATTGCGGATGGTTGTCAAAATTTATTAGAAATGTTAAATAACAATTAAAATATATAAATTTTTATACAATGGAAAAAATAATAAAAGATAAATTTTCAGTATTTGCTTTTGTTACAGCAGGATATCCAACTCGG